GCTATGATGCTAATGTACGGAAAACAAGTTTAATGGAATTTTATACTAATGTGCAGGTTGCGGGTGACAAGATTCTCGTCAGAGGTTACGAGAACGGTCGCCCGTATCAGCGCAGGATCGACTACATGCCCACGTTGTTTGTTAATGCTAAAAAGCAAACTAAATGGCAGACTTTAGACGGTACTTACGTTGATGAAGTGCAACCAGGAACCATCCGCGAAACTCGAGATTTCATGAAACGTTATGATGGCGTTTCAGGGTTCAATGTGTATGGGCAGACGAACTATGGTCTTCAATATATTTCTGATCAATACGATTATGACATCAACTGGGATATGGAACAGTTGAAAGTCTATACGATTGACATTGAAACTAAGACTGAAAACGGCTTTCCTAATATTGTCACAGCTAACGAAGAGATTCTTTTGATCACAGTGAAAGACCTGTCTTCAAAGCGAATCATCACTTTCGGCGTCGGCGCATTTGTACATAATCGAGAAGATGTAATTTATTGTAATTGTAGAGATGAACTCCACCTCTTAAAAGAGTTCATTATTTGGTGGCAACAAAACTATCCAGACATCATCACAGGGTGGAACACTGACTTCTTCGACGTACCATATATGATTCGTCGTATGAACAGAGAACTTGGCGAGGCTTTGACTAAGAAGTTTTCACCATGGGGTATGCTAACTGAACGTAAAACGTTTATTAAAGGTAATGAAGAAATCCACTATGATATTTCTGGTATTGCTCAGCTCGACTATTTGGAGTTGTACAAAAAGTACACTTACTCCAAACAAGAGTCATACAAACTGGATTATATTGCAGAGCAGGAACTAGGCGACAAGAAGAAGGAAAACCCAGGCGACACCTTCCGTGATTTCTATACGAACTACTGGCAACAATTCGTTGAATATAACATTCACGACGTTGAACTGGTCGATCGTCTTGAAGATAAGATGCGCTTAATTGAACTTCACCTGACAATGGCGTATCAAGCTAAGATCAATTATGAGGATGTTTATTCTCAGGTTCGTATGTGGGACGCTATTATTTACAACCACCTTCGTAAAAAGAATATCGTTATTCCAATGAAGACTGGTGGAAGTAAAGATGCCCAATTTGAAGGGGCTTACGTTAAAGATGTTATTGTTGGACAGCATAAGTGGATTGCTTCTTTCGACTTGAACTCTCTTTACCCTCACTTGATTATGCAGTACAATATCTCTCCAGAGACGTTGACCCATGAGAAACTATCCTGTACAGTTGACCAGTTGTTGAACCAAGAGATTGACACAACTTACTTGAAGCAGCGCGATCTATCTATGGCTGCTAATGGTTGGTGTTATCGCCGCGACGTTAAAGGTTTTATGCCTGAGTTGATGGAACAGATGTATGCTAATCGTTCAAAGTTCAAGAAGATGATGTTGAAAGTTCAACAACAATATGAACACGATAAGGGTAATAACGACCTTCGTAAAGAGATCAGCCGTCTTAATAACCTACAAATGGCTATGAAGATCGCTTTGAACTCAGCGTATGGAGCCATGGGTAATGCATACTTTCGTTATTTCGATATTCGTATGGCTGAGGGTATTACTCTTTCAGGTCAGTTATCTATCCAGTGGATGGGTAACGAGTTTAATCGTTATCTGAATAAGATTTTGAAAACCGAGGGTAAAGACTTTATTATTGCCAGCGATACAGACTCGATCTATTTGTCACTGGAACAATTGGTTGAACACTTCGCTGGTGACAAAGATGTTGATGGTAAGATCAAATATATGGACAAGATTTGTGAAGAGATCTTCCAACCGTTTATCGACAACACTTATCAGAAACTTGCCGAGTACATGAATGCTTATTCCCAGAAGATGGTTATGAAGCGTGAAGTGCTGGCTGAAAAGGGTATTTGGGTAGCCAAAAAGAATTATGTTCTAAGCGTTCATAACTCTGAGGGTGTCCAGTACGCCAAACCTAAGTTGAAGGTTCTTGGTTTGGCTATGGTTAGATCTTCGACTCCATCGGTTATCCGCGATGAGTTTAAAAACACCATTCAGGTTATCTTGGATGGTAGTGAGAAGGTTGTCCAGAAGTACATTGTAAACTATAAGAAAACCTTTGTAGATTATCCTGTAGAGTCTATCGCGTTTCCGCGTGGGGTTTCTGGGTTGAAGCAATATGCTGGGTCTCCGATCTATGCACCAAAAACTCCGATTCACGTTCGCGCTGCTCTACTATATAATCACTACGTGAAGAAATTAGGGCTTGACAAGAAATATCCACTAATTCGTGAGGGTGATAAAATTAAATTCGTTTATCTGCGAACACCTAACCCATACCACGAAAATGTCATTGCGTTTATCTCTGAACTCCCTAAAGAGTTCAACCTAGATTCTTACATAGATTACGACACACAATTTGACAAAACGTTTGTAGAACCATTAAAGACAATTATTGAACCGTTGAACTGGCAAGCTGAGGAAGTATCCTCTCTTGAAGACTTCTTCGGATAAGATACAAGGAGAAAATTATGAAAGTATTAAAATTTTACGCCGACTGGTGCGCACCTTGCAAAATGATTTCAACTATCATTGACGGTGTGAAAGATAAGTTGCCTGTTCCTGTTGAAGAAATTAACATCGACGAGAACAACGATATCGCTAAGAAGTATGGTATTAGAGGAGTTCCTACCTTGGTTATGGTAGACGAATCTGGCGCCGAAGTCAAACGACAAGTTGGCATGGTTACTGAAAAAGGTCTTTTGGAATTCTTTGGAGCGTGATATGAGTTTATTGGATAAGTTGAAAAAGAATTCTACTATCAAGGATACTGCTATCCTTGCAGGTTCTAAGTTCTTTACTAAGAAAGATATGATCCCCACTTCAATCCCAGTTATCAACGTTGCGTTATCTGGTCGATTTGATGGTGGTCTAACGCCAGGGCTTACTATGTGGGCTGGCCCATCTAAGCATTTCAAGACTGCATTTAGCCTTTTGATGGCTAAAGCGTACCAAGACAAATACAAAGATTCTGTTGTGTTGTTTTATGATTCTGAGTTTGGTACTCCTCAGTCTTATTTTGATGCATTTGGTATCGACACTGACCGTGTACTTCACACTCCTATTACGGATATTGAACAGTTGAAGTTTGATGTTATGCAACAGTTGAATAATATTGAGCGTGGAGAACACGTCATCATTGTTATTGACTCTATTGGTAACTTAGCTTCTAAGAAAGAAGTTGAGGACGCATTGGAAGGTAAGTCCGCTGCTGACATGACTCGTGCTAAACAGCTAAAGTCTCTGTTCCGTATGGTCACTCCACACCTTACAATTAAAGACATCCCTATGGTAGTCGTGAACCACACATACATGGAAATTGGCATGTTCCCTAAAGCTATTGTTGGTGGCGGTACTGGTTCATATTACTCAGCCGATAACATTTACATTCTTGGGCGACAGCAAGAGAAGGATGGTTCTGAGGTTGTAGGGTATAACTTTATTATCAACGTTGAAAAGTCTCGACATGTTAAAGAAAAATCTAAAATCCCTGTTAGCGTATCTTTCGATGGTGGTATTAGCAAGTGGTCTGGTTTACTTGACCTTGCTCTTGAGTCCGGACATGTTATTAAACCAAGTAATGGTTGGTACAGCAAGGTAAACAAGGAAACTGGAGAAATCGAAGACAAGAAATATCGTATCAAAGATACAGATACAAAAGATTTCTGGATGCCAGTTTTACAACAAAAATCATTCTATGAGTTTGTGAAAGACAAATATTCTATTGGAACTATTGATATGGTTCAAGATGAAGATATTGACAAAGAACTCGCAGAGTTGGATCACGAAGAATGATTAAACAATACGAACTCTTAGATGAAGATTGCGATGGAAACCAACTAATAAAGTTGCTTTCCAATGAATATTCGGGTATAATTTATACTTACGGTAGAGTTCGATTGCTTGAAGAGGATGACCAACTGCGCGTTCAATTTGAATATGACGTTCATGAGAACCCAGTTGGTGTTCTAGACCCCGCAAAGTTTAGAAATCATATTGGCGACATTCTAATCGACCTACTTGAAGAAAACCTTTTGAAGAATAATATAGTATATACTGGCGGAACTGATGAGAATCGAACAACAAATTCTGACTAACCTAATTCACGATGAACACTACTGCCGCAAAGTTATCCCATTTCTAAAACGCGAATACTTTGGTGATCGAAAAGAGTCTGTTATTGTTCAGCAGATTATCGAATTCTTTAACAAGTACAACAAATCCCTTACTCCAGAAATCCTGGCGATTGAAGTGTCAAACGCTAAAGGCGTCACAGATAAAGAAGTTAGTGATTGTGGCGAGTATATTAAAACCTTAGTCAAATCGCCAATCAATGAAGACTGGTTGGTAGAGAATACCGAAAAGTTTTGTAAGGATCGCGCAGTCTATCTGGCGATTATGTCATCAATCAAAATCTTTGAGGGTAAAGACCCTCAACATTCACAAGATGCTATTCCTCATTTGTTATCTGATGCTCTTGCCGTGTCTTTTGATAGTCACGTTGGTCACGACTACTTGGACGACTTCGCCGAACGTTATGAGTTCTACCATCGCGTCGAGGAGAAGATTCCTTTTGACCTTGACATGTTTAACAAAATCACCAAAGGTGGATTGTCAAGAAAAACTCTGAACATCGCTTTGGCTGGTACTGGTGTTGGTAAGTCTCTGTTCATGTGTCACGTGGCAGCTGCTGCCCTCCGCGCAGGTAATAACGCATTGTATATTACTATGGAAATGGCAGAAGAACGTATCGCTGAGCGTATTGACGCGAACCTTTTGAACTTGACTATGGACGAGTTGAAGGTTGTAGACAAAGATATTTTTGAATCTCGTATTGACAAGATTAAGAAAAAGACCCAAGGTAAGTTGATCGTTAAAGAATACCCCACTGCTTCCGCACACGCTGGACACTTCCGCGCACTTCTGGAAGAACTTAAACTGAAACGCGAATTTGTTCCAGATATCGTCTTTATAGATTATCTAAATATTTGTTCCTCTCAGAGGATGAAAGCTGGAGCAAATGTTAACTCATATACGTTTGTAAAGGCTATTGCGGAAGAGCTTCGTGGTTTAGCAGTTGAGTATAATGTGCCAATTGTTTCAGCGACACAAACTACTCGTTCTGGTTATGCTAACTCAGACCCAGGACTTGAGGATACTTCTGAATCGTTTGGT